ATGTTTAAATTATTTATATCCAGATTATGATAAAAATATTAGTAATTATGTTATAAGACAAAAAGAAAAATATCAAAGATAAAACATTTCTAACATTTGATGATAAAATAATTGGATATCAAAATTATAAAGAGGGCAACAAATTACAATTTATAGGGTAAAGATAATAGGAGCCGAAAGGCTCTTATTTTTGTGCCTTTAAATCCTATTCACTTACAAAACTTTTCTTATTATATATGTTAAATTGTATTCACTCTAAAAAGTTTGTTGTATTAAGAATGGTGTCGTGATAGATTCTGGTCATTGTGATGGACCAGAAACTCTTATGAGATTAAGAGAAATAGACAACTTTAATATTCCTGTTATTGTTTTAACTGTTTCAAAAGGAAAAAGAGATATGTTTGTTAATGGTTATGGATTTAATGAATATATGGAAAAACTCTTAACACAAGATAAAGTGATGGAAACATTACCAAAATTATTTAAAGATTTAGAATTTACAAAAATAGAAAGCAATAAGTCAGACCTATTGCTTTTTTCTACCTAATAACTTATCTATTGAAAAAGGTTTATAGACAAGTGTTAAACTATACAAAAATGTTGTTGGTATTAAGTTTTTAGAATTTTCATAGTGTGCATAATTTGCTTGTGATGTATTGATTTTCTTTGCAACTTCTTCTTGTGTCATAGAATTTCTTTTACGAAGTATGCGAAGATTTTTTGATATTAAATCTATATCTATTTCTAATGGCAAATATGATTCATCATTTTTATTTGTTATACCAAACAAGTAATCAAGACTAAAGTTATAATGATTAGCATATTCAATTAATCTTCTTAATGGGATAGTATCTTTTCCAGTTTCCCAACCAGATATTGTAGTAAAGTTCAAATTAAAGAACTCTGCAATATCTTTTTGTTTTATATCAATATTTTCTCTACTATTTTTAAAGTTTTTAATTATCATTTTTTTCCCCCTATATAATTATTCCACTTACTAGGGCAAATATAATAATTCTAGGGGAAATAGACTATTTCGAACAGAAAAAATTTATATATTTGCACAATTCGACAAATTTTGCGATAGAAATATGATATATTTTTATTGAAATTACCAGAAAATATCGGAAAAAAGCATATTTTGATAGTTATAATCATTATATGAAATAGCATATTTCATATACTAAAATAAAAAATTGACTTTTGTATATAAATTTAGGCATTTCATAAACTATTTAGTTTTTGTGTCAAAAAATGTGGTACTATGTCGATGAAATTAAAAACGAAAGAGAAATCCATCAGATTACCAATGATGTTTTTTTAAAATCAGGGAGGGATAAGATGGATTTTTATTTATTATATAAAAATAATTTAGAAAGCATACACTAACTTTTAAGGGTTAATTGTGTGCTTTTTTGTTTTTATATAAGACAATTCCATTCTATGTACTTATTAAGCATAAACATGCTGAAGGAAAAAAATTATGAGAGATTTTTTGGCGTAGCTTTATAGAAATGTTTATGTTTATGTTCTAAAAATCTACGCATTAAGAGGTGTGTAGATTTGAGAATTGTCTTGATTGATTTCAATATAATTGCATATTTCAAAGTGAGTAGAAAAGATTTTATAGACTTTTCTGCTCATTTTGTGTTTTTAGCTCCTAAATGTAGAGGACCTCCTATTACTTGAATTAACTGAAATTTGAGTGAATAGGAGGTTTTTTTATGTCTAATGAAGAATTAGAAGATGATGTTGTACTTGCAAAATTTATAAATTATATGCAAAAAGCACTTTATCACATGAGATTAAATTATTTTAGAGATTATGAGAGAATGAGAGATTATGAGGTTGAACTAGAAGAAATTGAATGTCCAAATTCAAAAGATGTTATAAATGAAGATATATCAATTATAGGAGTTTTAAATGATACTGAAATTAAATTATTAAACCTATTATATACACAGGGACTAAGTTATAAGGAAATATCTGAAATAACAAATGAAAATATAGAAACTTTAAAGAAAAGGCGAACTAGAGCCTTAAAGAAATTAAAAAAGGTTATGGAGGAATGAGAAAATGCAATATAATACAGAGTTTTATAAATTATTAAGACAAGCTGTATATGATGATACAGCATTAGTAAGAGTATTAGACAAAATAATGAAACTTATAAATAGTAATTCTAAAGATGATGATGGGGAAATTAACGAGGATTTAAAGAGCGAATTGATTACATATTCTATTGAATTGATACGAAATAAAAAAATTTATAAAAAATTTGAAATTTGATGTCCACTTTTTCGATTTTTTTGTGCTGTTCATAGTAGAAGGGTTAAAAAACTTCTACTATGGTATGCACATTGAAAATTGAATAGATTTTATTAGAACGACAAGAACTACATTCTAGGTGGGGTAGCAACTATTTAGATATCTAATAAGAATGTTATCTTATTATGAAGTAGTTTGGATACTTTTGTATAGTCATAGAACGAGCGTAAAGTTATAGGAATAGACCATAATGTTTCTATAATGGTGCGTCCCACGCAATGAGTACAAACCAGAGTTCTGGGTGGTAGATAACCAATGTTGCTAGAAACAATAGCAATCTAATAAATGAATGGAACAATTAAAGTTAAAATAATTTAACTATTAAAATGGAGGCTAAAATGTTAGATATTATTTCAATGATTATAATATTATTCTTTTTAATGGGACTACCTATGATTTTAATAATTATAGGTGGCAGTAAAAGTAAGTCAGAACAAGAAAGAACTTATGAATTAGAAGAAGAAGCACAATACTGGAGAGATTATGAAAAAGAACAAATAAGAAAGAAAAAAATTAGAAAAATAAAAATTAGGAGGTTTTTCAAATGGGTAAAGAACTTTATACATGGGAACAAGTAAGAGCTTATGGAGAAATTGCATTACATAATTTAACAAAATCAGCAAATGAAATAAATATGAGAAATTTTAAAAAGTGCATAGATCCACTACAAACTTTATATGCAAAAGATGGAGTGGAAGGAATGGCAGAATATTTAATGAATAAATATGAAAAATAAATAATAAAGAAAGATGTTAGTTTTTTACTAGCATCTTTTTTGAAAGGAAAAGTTATGGAGGAAATTAATCAATTAGAATACAAACTAAAGAAAAGCAAAGAAAATTTACAAGCAGATATTGCAAATAGAAGAATTGATAAAATTGATAATATTAGTATAGATTCTAATACTTCATTAGAATCGAGAATACTTAATTTCTTTCAAAAGATTAAAAATCCTTATGCAATTAGAGTTGGAAATATAGTAGTGGAAATGGAGTTTTCAGATAATTCTAATATATCTCCAATGGAGTGCATAGACGCTACTTTAATAAATGAATACAAAATGAGAGAAATGTCAAATGTGTAAATTTTAGAATTGAGGAATTTTAGTAAAATAGGATAAAATCAAAGGTTATGCTACTATTTGGGTGTAGGAGGTTTTAGAAAATGAAAAGAGGTAGAAAAAGTAAATATGATATTGAAATAAATAAATCAAAAGTATGGAATGTTGCCGTATATATTAGATTATCAGTTCAAGATGGAGATAAGGCAGAAAGTAATAGTGTAATCAATCAGAAAGAACTTTTAAATATGTATTTGGAACAAAATAAAGAACTTAAGGTTAAAGAATATTATATTGATGACGGATTTTCTGGAACAACTTTTGATAGACCTGCTTTCAAGAAAATGATGAAAGATATAAAAAAAGAAATAGTAAATACAGTTATAGTAAAAGATTTATCTCGTTTTGGAAGAAACTATATTGAAGTTGGAAATAAGATAAATTCATTTATGAAAGATAATATAAGATTTATATCTGTTTGTGAAAAGATAGATAGTTATAAAGATAAAAAGTCAGTAGATGATATTATTTTTCCTTTAAAAAATATAATGAATGAAATGTATTGCAAAGATGTATCAGATAAATTGATAAAGACATTTGAGGTTATGAAAAAAGAGGGAAAATATATAGGGGGAATACCACCTTTTGGCTATATAAGAGATGAAAATAATAAACACAAACTAATAGTAGATGAGGCTTCAGCAAGTGTTGTAAGAAGAATATTTGATTTATGCGAATCTGGAATTGGTAATGTGTTAATTACTAAAGAATTAAATGAAAAAAATGTATTAACACCAAGCGAATATAACTGTAAGATTTTAAAAATCACATCATCAAGTAGTAAAGTTGCAAAACAATGGACAGCAAGTATTGTCGGAAAGATATTAGATAATAGAGTTTATTGTGGGGATTTAGTTCAAAACAAGACAAGAGGAATTAGCTATAAAGTACATAAGAGATTAAAAAACGATGAAGAAGATTACATTATAATTGAAAATGCACATGAACCAATTATAGAAAAAGAAAGATTTTTTAATATACAAAAAATAAGAAAAGATAGAAAGTTTAATTGGAACAGAAGAATAGAAAATATTTCTATATTTGACGGAATTGTATTTTGCAGTAATTGTAATAAGCCATTAGTAGCAACTATAAAAGAAAAAAGTATGATAAATAATACTGAAATTGATAAATATGTATTGGAATGTAAAGAATGCAATAATCAAAATGATAAACCTTATGTAATAGATGTGGACAAGTTAAAAATATGTATTTTTAGAAGTATTAAATATCATATAGATTTACTAAATGGATTTGAAAATGCAAGATTATCTGTTAAAGAAAATAAAGAATATGCAGACAAAATAAAAGAGAATGTTGAGAATTTAAAAAATAAATTAGAAAGACTTGATAAAGAAAGAACAAAATATTTCACAAAATTCAGAGATATGGAAATTGACGAGCAAGAATATATTGCTTTTATCAGAGAGAATGTTAAAGAGGAAGAAAATATAAAGGAACAAATTAAAAAAGAAAAAGCAAAGTTAATGGAGGCAAGATTAAGTTATAAGAATGTTGCTGAAAATAACTGGGTAGATACTTTAATGAAATATAAAAATCAAAGGAAGATTACAAAAGAAATGTTAAATGACTTAATAGAAAAAATTTATATCAATAATGATGGTAGAAAAATTAAATTAGTATTTAAGTATGAAGACGCTTTTAAATTAGCAATGGATTATTTGAAAATTGTAAAGGAAGGGGGAAATACTAATGCCTAGACAAAGTAAATATAATAAAGGAGAAAAAGATAATGTGAAAAGTTATCAATATAAAGCAGCAATATATATAAGATTATCAGTAGAAGATGGAGATAAAGAAGAAAGTAATAGTATAACAAATCAAAGAATGTTATTAAATCAATTTTTAAAAGATAATTCAGATATTGAAGTATATGATTATTATACAGATGATGGATTTTCTGGAACTACTTTTAATAGACCAGGATTTGAAAAATTGTTAGAAGACTTATATGAAAAGAAATTTAATACTGTTATTGTAAAAGATTTATCAAGATTAGGAAGAAACTATATTGAAGTTGGAAATTATATTGAAAAAGTATTTCCTTTATATAATATAAGATTTATTGCAGTTAATGACCAAATAGATAGCATAAAAAATCCTGAATCAGTTAATAGCATAATTGTACCTTTTAAAAATTTAATAAATGACGAATACTGTCGAGATATATCAAATAAAATAAAGGCAGTATTAAATGTAAAAATGAAAAAAGGAGAATATGTTGGAGCTTATGCACCTTATGGATATATCAAAGATCCAGATGATGTACACCATTTAATTATTGATGAAGATGCAGCAAAAGTCGTTAGAATGATATATGAACTTACTTTAAATGGATATGGAAGAACAGCAATAGCAAAAAAATTAAATGAATTAGGAATATTAAATCCAACAGGACATAGAGCAATAGATTTAAAAATGAAAACACCATTTAAGAATAATACCGATAAAGTTACATATTCTTGGTGTTCAACAACAATTAGAGATATTTTACGAAATCAAATGTATTGTGGAGATTTAGTTCAAAACAAAGGAAAACTAATTAGTTATAAAATACATAAAAGAGTATTAGTACCACAAGAAGAATGGATTATTGTAAAAGATACACATGATGCAATTATAGATAGAGATACATTTGATAAGGTACAAAAAGCAATACTAGACAGAGATACAAGAATGAATACAGATGGAAAAATATCCATATTTGCAGGACATATTAAATGTGGAGATTGCCAAAGGGCAATGAGTAAAAAGATACCAGGAAAATATAAAGGACAACCTAGAAATTATTATCATTATATGTGTTCTGCATATATGAGGTCTGGTGGAGAAATTTGTACAAAGCATAGTATAAAAAATGATGAATTAGAAAAAGCAGTTTTAGAAAGCGTAAAAGTTCAAATTGGACTTATAATAGATATGAAAAGAATAAAAGGACAAATAGATAGTAAAACATTTAATGATAATCGTAGAAGTTATTTGCTAGAAAATATCAATAAATGTGAAGAAACATTGAATATTAAAAGAAAGTTAAGAAAAGAGGCTTACGAGGATTGGAAATTAGGCATTATTACAGAAAAGGAATATAATGACTACACCCAAGAATACGGAAGGCAAATAAGGGAAAATGAAGCATATATTGAAGAAAACTATAAAGAATTACAGAATTTAGACAAAATGAGTACCTCTGGAGAATGGATTGAATATTTTGAAAAATATCAGAATGTAAATTCATTATCAAGAGAACTTATAGATGGACTAATAGATGATATATATGTTTATGAAGATAAGAAAATTAAAGTTAAGTTTAAATATGAAGATGAATACAATTATTTAATTCAATATATAAAAAGAAGAAAGGGAGATATACTTTAAAGAGAATTTATCTCTCTTTTTTCTGTAATTTTATAGAAAAAAATTAAATTTTATGATATAATTTGAAAAGTTTTAAGGAGGTTATATATTATAACCGCAAAAACTTAAAAAACTTATGTATGAACACTTACATAAGATTATGAAAAATACGAAAAACAAGAAAAAATGGCGAATAAAAGCCTCAAAACCCTTGATATTATAACTGTTTTAATGAAGAACGACAGGGTACGCGAATTTGAATGGTTAGATACGAGGAGTTGAGAAGAAGATAGGTATAGGAAACAAATTAAAAATATGCTTACAGCGACAAGCACTTCAAAGAATGACAAAAAACTATAGGGGAAGGTATATATTTTAACCACAATAAAAAAACTTATATAGTAATATTTTGTAAAGTATCTTTTTAGGAGTATACTCATAGCTATTCAGTTTCTAAGGAAGATAAAGAAACTTCAATTTGATATAATATAAGAAATTATAGAATTGGAGGAGTATATATGGTAGAAGATATAGAAATTTGCAAAATATATGATTTTCCAAATCATCCATTTAAAGTAAAAGATGATGAGAATATGAATACTTTAATAAAGAGTGTAAAAGAATATGGTGTATTAGTACCAGTTATAGTTAGACAAAAAGATAACGGCAGTTATGAAATGATATCAGGACATAGAAGAAAAAAGGCTTGTGAATTATTAGGAATTAAAAAGATTAAATGCATTGTTAAGGAGTTAACAGATGATGATGCTACAATTCTCATGGTAGATAGTAATATTCAGAGAGAAGAAATACTGCCAAGTGAAAAAGCATTTTCATATAAAATGAAACTTGAAGCAATGAAACATCAAGGAAGAAAATTAGAAATTTATTTAGAAGAAGCAATCCGACAATATGACGGAAAGTCAGAAAGTGCAGAAATTATTGGAAAAGAAGTTGGACAGAGTGCTAGAACTATACAAAGATATATTAGACTTACTTATTTAATACCAGAGTTATTAGATCTTGTCGACTCAAAAAGAATTGCACTTGGACCAGCAGTAGAATTATCATATTTAAGTGAAAATAATCAATATGTTGTAGAAAATATATTTACGTTTGATGAAGTAACACCATCTCTAAGTCAAGCTATAAGATTAAAGAAATTACAACAAGAAGAACTGTTAACGGAAGAAAAAATAGAGGAAATAATGCAAGAAGAAAAGCCTAATCAAAAAGAATTTATAAAAATACATAATGAAAAAATAGAAAAGTATATACCTAATAAAGTAAAAGAATCTGGTAAAGTAGAAGATTTTATTATAAAATGCGTAAAAGAATACTTGAGAAATAATAAAAAATAATAAAATTAGGAGGAATTTATTTGGAAAATTTATTAGATTTTAATTCTAAAGAAATTGTAGACATGATAAAAACATAGAATGAAACAATTTTATGAAACTCTATTCCAATACCATTTTACATTTTTTAGAAAATAATTGACATAATATAAAAAAAGTAATATAATATAAAAAAATTTTAATCGGAGATGTTATATATGAATTATTTAGGAGTAAAACCTTTAAAAAACAAAATAGTAGATGATTTTATTGCAAATAACAATCTATTTGCAATTTTTAATAAATTTCCTATAAATGTTATTTTCTTAGATAATTTTATCAATAATATTGACTTATTTAGAGATATTTTTGTGCAAAATAGTATGCATGAAAATATCTTTTTTTCATGTAAATCTAATAAGAGTTATGCATTATTAAAAACTGCAGTAGAACAAAATTGCGGTATAGAAGTTTCAAGTTACTACGAATTGATTGATGCTTTAAAATATACAAAAAAAATAATTGCATCCGGACCGGCAAAAGAATATGATTATTTATCT